GGTTCAGGAACAGCCAGTCGATGATGCTCCGCAGCGTTTGAGCGCCGCGTACTTCGCGCAGCGCAGCCCTGCCTACCCGGCTCGAAATCGTCTCATCGGGGTTTCCGCCAAAAAACGCATTGCCGCCATGATCTATGGCGATCAGCAGGTTGAGCAGGTAGCGCTTCATTCTACTGCCACCATCCTGAGATTATGCGCTTCAAGAACGTCTGCGAAATGCCCGTTCAGGTCGGCACGGAAGTCAGCAATCAGCGCAGCCAGCACTTCGGCCAGATCAGCCAGCGGATAGTCCAGACCAGCAGGCGGATTGCCCTGCGCGCCATCTGCGATCATGGCGATAAACTCGTCAGTGACTTCGCCGCGCCCGCCCCAATGGGTTGCGGGTTCGCTGCCGGTCGGGGACAGGGCGACAGAGTAATTGTTCGGCCCATGTCCCAGCGCCTCGCCTAGGGCATTGGCCTTGGCGCGCTGGGCTTCGGGGATGATCAGAACTGCGGAGGGCATATCAATAGGCTCCCATTTTTGAGTTCACCCAAGTCTCGGTCTGCGCGATCTGTTCGGCGGTCAGGTTCGGGCCGAAGCGTCCGATCAACTGATACAAGCGAATGTTGGCTGGCTGCGAGGTGCCGCCGCGACGACCAACATAAACCGCCGCCGCAGTGAAGTTTCCTGTTCCCTGATCGCCGCTGTCGCTGTCAGCTTGAGTGCCGTTTATGCGAATGATGTTCGTGTCAGCACCAATATCAGCGATGCCAGTCACAACCGCTGTTACAGGGGCAGCGACACCACTTGACGCAATCGCGTCGGTCAGGGCTGTGCCCTTGCTTTCGAAGGCAAGCGTGGCACTAGCTGCATTCGGGGCCGCTAGATGCCATGCCCCATTATTGCTTGCTGCCGAAGCAGTTAGTTCTGCGACGGTCCCACGCGCAGCATCGCTCAACTTCCGCACCCCGGCAAACACCTGCACCTTGTCCGTCCCCGGCGTGATGGTCGGGGTAACTAGGAAATCATCGCTGCCGTCGAAGCCGAGATACCAGCAGTCGGCCTTGCCCGCTTCTGTTACGTCAAAAGAGGAGACGACTTTCTGATATGCGGTAGCGGTTGAGCCGAGTTCGAGCTGTGCGCCCCAGAGGTAGATGCCAGAGGTGCCGTCTCCGGTGTAAGAGAATGAGTTGTCGGCGTTTGCAGCACCGACAACGCACGGATTTGAGCCAGCAAGCGCAGCGGACACCGTGATCGAACAACGATACCAGCCACCTCCCGCGCTTGAAATCGATGCCGTCAAGTTTGCTTGGACAGTCCCGACAACGCCGGTCGCCAGATTGAACCACGCGTAACGGTCATTACCGCTGCTATCACGTATGCGGAGAAGACCCCAAGTGCGGCCCGCGCCTTTCATATAGACCGAAAACGTGTGGGCCGCAGCTATAGTAGTGGTAGACTGAAAAGCCCAATGACCGGTTCCACCAGCTGTTGTTTCCACCAGCGTATCCGCCGTCATCGTCCCGTTAGGGGACTCCACAGAGTTAGCCGTGATGGTCGTCGCGACCTTCGTCCAAGCCGCATTATTAAACTGCTCCGTGTAGGTAAGCAGGTTCCGCCCTCCGCCCACCGGGTTCCTGCCCAACGTCGGGCGGGAGAGCGAGGTGGACTGTGTGGCGTGGTTTCCGCGCCCGGACTTATCCAGCATCAGCCCCACCGACTGACCCGCAGCCGTGACAGGCGTGGTGCCTGCCGTGTCCTGAAACAGCGTCGAGATGTCGCTGGGGTCATAGAGGAAGCCGGGTTCGGAGGCGGCGAATAGGGAGAGGGGGGAGAATACGCTCCGCCCACTCAACCCCAATCCAAGGCCAAGCCCGACAAGACCACCAAAACCCTTCATTAGGCCGTCCGCACCGCCAGTTTGTGACCGGGCTCAACCCACAGGTCGACAGCAACCCCGGCCTTAACCTTCGGGTGGCTGGTAGTCGCGGTCGGGTTTGCTCCGGTGACGACATGAACATCTTCATCCGAGTCCACGGTCACAATGCGCGTGGTAGCTACAAAGGCGGACGACTGCGCAGAAGTGGAGGTTGCGGTAATCGGCGTCTGCGAGACGGTCGGCGCACCAGGGCGCGTGAACCCATAGCTCGGGTGCTCAACCCGCGCGCGGTCGTATTCGTGAATGCGGACTGCCATTCTTCGCTCCTTACTTCCGGTTCAATCCATCAAAGCGATCAAGCAAACTGCGCTTTGCAGCCTGCTTCCCATGTGCCTTGTGCGCCTCGCCCCCAGAATCTTCTGAATATCCTCCTTTCGGTTGGAGGGAGACGAAGCGCGCCCAGACTGGGCGCTTATCGGGATCGTCCCAGACGATCGTTGACCGATCCGGTTGCAGCATCAGCCGCCCGGCCTCGGTGTAACCCATGAGGTCCAGCGTCTCGTTCGGCCCGTTGCGGACCCACGAGCCATCAATCAGAACCTCGTTGAACAGTTCTTCGTATGCTTTGTCGGGCATATTCGCCGGGAAATAGACCTGCCCCGGACCATGATCCTCGATCGCAACGTCCTCCAGCACTTGCTCCTTGAGCTTGTGGACCCCGAGAACGTGCAGGGTGACGACAGGCAGCACGGGCTTGCCCTCGCTGTCCCTCGAAATCTTCGACGGCGATGCTGGAAGTGGCTCAGCCTTTGCGCTGGTCGCACCCTTGATGCAGCGCACCCGGCGCCATGTACCCCAGCGCTTCCCGTCCATCCGACGAGCGAACTCGTAGGCTTTCCAGGTGACGTTTCCGTCCGAAGCGTCGATCGTCATCACCGCAACGGGTAGGGCCATATCCGGCCTGTCCCGCAGTGGGTAGAGGCGGTCTATTTCCGCCTCCAGAACTTGCCAATCTGCCTGAACCTTGGCCGGCGCGATGTCGCGCAAGACCCCATCTTTGTCCGGTCGTTGCCGGATGGTGCGCCGGTCAATCACGCATGATCGCCGCGCCGTGTCCCATCCTCTTGCAAGGATGTCGAACTTGTTTCCGCCCACGTCGACCGAGATCGTGATAAACCTCACCCAGGATGGAACCTCGCCAAGCCGGAAACCGTACTCGACCCGGTCGTCCTGCGGCTCGGAAAGCTCGCGAGTTCGCTGCTTCAGCATCCGGGCATCGAGCCCAGCAGCATCGCCGGCCCCTTCGAAAACCTCGCCGAAGGTGCGAACCATCACCTGCTTCAGCTTGTCGCTCTTGCCAGTGCGCTGCTTGTGCTCCAGCGCGCCCTCAAGTTCGCGTGCCAGTTCGCCTAGCCCGACCTGCTTGGACATCAGGACGTGGATCCAAAACCCCCAAGTCCGGTTCTTGTCCGGGTTGCCGACGATGCCAGCCTTGATGTCGAGGTCTTGGCCCTTGTGCATGTAGGAACCTTCCTCGACCATCTGTACCCGCGCTGCCTCGTCCAGCAGGCTCCCGCAGTGCGGGCACGCAATGGCGGCTGTGGCTTCCGCGCGGGCCAGCCGCTTGTCGACCGGAGTTCCCTCCGGGCTCGTCTCGTAGTGGAGACGGAACCGCGGAACCTCCGGCCAATACTTTGTCGGATAGGGCGATCCATGCCCGCCGCATTCAGTGCAGGACATCACGAAAATGCCTTGCGTCGACAGTACCCAGGCCGCCGCGATCCCGCCGCTCCACCCGATGTCCGGGTGTGCGCAGGCGTAGATCTTGCGGTCGTTTCCCAGCATTCGCTGGCGCTGCCGACCTTGCTCCAGAAAGTTTGACCGGAACGCCTTGGAGTAGCTGTCCGGCTCGTCGAACACGATGTACGCCGCCTGTCGGTTCGTGGTCGTCTTGGCGGACATGACCATGAGTTCGAAACTCTGGCCTGCAACCCGTTTACGGGTCTTGTTGTTGTCGCTCTTGCCGTGCCCGATCCGGGCCGAGACGCCGATATGATCTTCGAACATCGGCGCAAGCACGCGGTCGGCGTAGGATCGGACTTCTTCCGGCCCGGCCAGATACCACATGATGTCGCCCGATGGCCCGAAGTCCAGACGCTTCAGCGCGTGGTTTTCAGCCACTACCGTCCCGCCGCAGCGGCCCGGCTTGGGGGTGATGATCTCCAGAACCTCGGGATCATCATGCGCCGCCATGATCGGCGCGAGGTACGGTGTCAGGTCTTTCGACCAGTTGGTCTTGGTGCCATCCGGCTTGCGGATGACCCGGTGGGCCATCGAGTAGGCGAGGGTCGCGATGTCTTCGCGGGGCAGTAGGCGATCGAGCGATTCAGCGGCCAGAACGGCGGGAGATTGGCAGAAGGCATTGGTCGAGAGCAGCCTAGCGTGCTCTGCCAACTCCTGCCTGCTCAGAACCCGCATTGATCCCCTCAATGTACCGCTGCGCGCTGGCATGAACTGCCGCCGCGACCGATCTCAGATACTCGTCGACTTGCTTGCGAATGTGCGGCGGGAGATTCCCGTTGGGGTCAACCTTGGTGCGAACCCCCATGATCCCATCGACCACCGCCTGATTGTACCCATCAAAGACCGAGCGGACCTCGTCGGTCGGCGTGTAGAGTTTCTGCCGCTCGGCCGCCGCGACCACGGTGAGGGTCAGATTAACCCGCTCCTTCACCTCGGTCATGCTCAGGGCTTCGTCGTCGTCGGCCATCCTGACCCCGACCGATCGGCTCAATTCCCGGCTTTTCGCCGACTGCTTGTCAGCCGCCTTGCGGAAGTGCTTCAGCAGGAAGGCGACGGTCTTTCGCGGCTTGAACTGCCACTCGATCCCGTTGCCGCCACGCTCAAATGCGCCGCTCGTTTCGAACCCGTCGATCTCATCAGCCCAGCCGGTGAGAACCTGACGGCTTACCCCGAGTAGGTCCGACATCGGCTTGAACGTCAGAACTTGCCTGGCTGGCAGTTTGTCCGCCCGAACCTTGGCGGCCTCAAGTCGGCGGATTCTCGCGGTCAGGTTAGTGGCGGATTTAGCCATGGTGGAACCGCGTCAATTCGCGCTCCCCGGATGCGCAAAACCCCGCGCCAGGCGGGGTTCTGTGTGCTTTGGACATAGTTGTTCCGCCTGTTGATTTCCGCCATTTTGTTTCCCGCGTCAACCCTCGTCTCCGTCTTTTTTTTCGTCTACTCCATTTTTATCCATGAAATCATAGATTTGGTTGCAGCAGTCGCGAAATCGTAGCGGAACACGTTCAGCACGGCACCTCGCAAAGCGCGCCGCGCGGCGCAAGGGCACATCGCGAAGCACAACGGCCTCGAAAAACCGGATGTAGAACGGTGTGATTGCGTCCCTGGCACCGCGGTACATCTGGCGCGCTATCGCCTCGCGCTCATGGAGCGGCATCGGAGCCTGGCCCATCCCGCCGGAGCCGCCACCCGTGTTCCCGGTCAAACTCAGGTGGCTCGATTTCACCCGGCCCTGAAGTCCGGCCTCTTCCCATTGCTTGCGATACCAGATGCAGGCCGAGAGGTGATCTTCGGACAAATTTCCGGCCTGGTGCATCATCAGCACACGGGGAAGGGAAATACGGCGAACGGTCTTGGTCGTGCGGATCGTGTTGTCGAGCTGCTTGGGTGTGTATGACCGAAAATCACCCTTCTCCAGCCACTCCGGCGTCGGCTCCATCACGGTCTTCTCGATGCTGGCGAACGAGCCGTTTTCCATCTCGGTTCTGGCGTTAGCGCGCTCGCGGTCACGCGCCCTGTCGGCCTTGTCTCGCTCAATCAGCGCCGCGACACGGTCGGCCTCCAGCATGGCAAGGGTCTTAAATTCGTCGTTCATCGCTTGTCCCTCTTGCCGAAATGCTTCTCAACCACGGATTCAATCTGCGCCCGATCGGTCCAGCCCATGTTTTCCAGAACCTCGGGGCCGAGCAGGATGACGCCTTGTTCGCGCCATACCCGCTCAGCGAACTTGCGCGCACCGTCCGAGTCGGCGTCGCGCATTGAGGCGGCGTATGGGGTCAGGGAGGTGCGGTGGATGCCGTGGCACCTCCAGCAGCTTCCCAAGCCTCCTGCTCGCGGCGGCGCTGGGTCAGGTAATCGTTGAAATCGGCATTGCCGGACTGCGGCGCTGATCCGCTGCGGAGCGCGTCCTGGTGCTTGCGGTTGAGCATGGAGCTGGTCGCGTAGAACCAATCCTTCCGCTTGTCCTGCGCCTGCCTCTGCCACCAGCCATCGACCGCGACGAGTTCGGCATGGAGGTCGGGGATCGCGTGGTAGGCCTTCCGCCAGTTGTCGAGATCGACTTGGTTCAAGCGGACTGTCTTCCCCTCGAAAGCGTATTCCTTCGCCCCCCCTTCGTCAGGCTGTGTCGCATCAACTGACGGTTCGTCGTTCTGGGGGTTAGGGGGTATATCTATATGTCCCTGTCCCTGTCCCTGTCCCTGTCCCTGTCTATTGGAGCCATTGTCGCATACGACATTTTTCCGTGTCGCATTCGACAAACGTGTGACGAGGTGTGCGACACGCTCGGGCCTTCCAAGCTCTTCCCACTGTTCAAAAGTGGGCAAATTCAGCTTGTTATCTGGGTTTCTTTCATTGTGCTTGCGCACCGCCGAACAGAACGTTCTGTGGTTCTGCTGCAATTTGCGATTCCACGCCTCTTTTGCCTGTTCGACGACAACTGGATGATAAAGTCTTCCGTCGCTGCACTGCACAAAGCCCCGAAGTGCTCCGGCGCGATGCTTTTTCCATGTCCGGGCATCACGCCCAAGCCCCACCAAACGCATCAGTGCAGCGTCATTATCGGGCAGGCTTCCGGCCGGAATCTGATGCCAGGATGCGGCCCAAAGCAGCACGGCGTACCAGCACGCCTCCGGATCTTCCAACGCCGCAAGATCGCTATCACGAAGCCGTGACACCTGAAGCGGCATGAACGAGAAATCCTGAAGGTCGACCTCGGAGGCGATCAATGGCTCGGGGAAATTCATCGCTACCTCACTGCCTGAAATGCACCGTGGAAATCGCCGATCGCGATGCCCGGACGGCCGTTGCGGCGCTTGGCGAGGATGAACTCGATCCTCCCTCTCACCGCCTCCATGTTTGCCAACCACTCGTGGTATTTGGGGCTTAGTTCCGGCGGCTTGGTCTGCTCCAGGTAGTATTCCTCCCGAAGCAGAAACATGACCGCGTCGGCGTCCTGTTCAATCTGGCCACTGTCGCGCAGATCGCCCAAAGTGGGCCGCTTGTCCGGTCGCTTCTCGACCTCTCTGGAAAGCTGGGCCAGAGCCAGAACCGCAACACCATGATCCTTGGCAATGGCCTTGAGGCTCTGCGACACCTCGGAGATCGCCTCATAGCGCGATTGCTCCCGATGGCCCGTCCGCATGAGCTGGAGGTAGTCGACCACAACCAGTTCAAGTTTCTGCCCACGGGCCGCGTACCGCCGCGCATAGCGCTTCACGAGGATGTTGAGCCTTCCGGTCGTGAGGCTTCCCGTGTCGATCATGTGGAAGGGCATCGTGCGCAGTCGGCTCTCGGCCTCTGCAATCCGGCGCATCTGCCAGTCTTCCAGACGGTTCTCGTTGATCGCCGAGAACGGCACACTGTTCTCTCCATGCGTGAAGCACATTTCGGCCGCCATGCGTGCCGCGAGTTCCCGGCTCGACATCTCAAGGCTGACGAACAGGACACCATGTCCGTTCCGGGCCGCTCCCAGCGCGTAGGAGAGGGCGAAGGCTGTCTTCCCCATGCCAGGTCTAGCCGCGCAGATAACGAGTTGCTTCGGCCGCATCGGTCCCAGGATGCGGTCGACTTCTGGAATGTCTCGGCAGATCACTCCGCTGATCGGCTGCTCATAGCTCTTGAGAAGATCCGCGATGGCATCTGCACCGCTCACCTGATTGATGCTGTCGGACTCGCGCACTTCAAGCGCCGTGTCCGCATGGGCGACAATCTCGTTTATCGTCGCATCCATATCACGGCACGCATCTACGGCACTCTGAAGGCCGGCCATCATCTTGCGCCGGGCAGACAGGTCGAGAATCTGCTCTGTCAGAGCGTGCATCGCCAGCAAGCCCTGACCGTCCGCAGTCAAGCGAGCCAGGTAGACGACACCACCAAGAGCCTTCAGCCCCTCGTCTTGTTCGAGATATGGCTTCAAGGTAATCGCGGTCGCGGATTTTCCGCGGGAAACCTCCTGCACGATCAGTTCGAAGATTCGGGCATGGATGGGGACGTAGAAGTCCTGCGGCGTCAAACGGTCGGCGATCTGATCGACCAGACCATTCTCGATCATCAGTGCGCCAAGCACGGCGGCCTCCGCCTCGACGTTGGCGAGCGCGATGGGAGGAAGTTCGTCGGCCATCATTTCTGGGCCTCAAACGCGATGTGGAAGCGCTCGTAGGCGTCCTGCTTCAGCATGATCCAAAACGGGTTTCCTCGCAGTTCGGGATGGGCCTGCTCGATCCTGAGCAATGCGGCATGAACATCGTAGGCTTGTGCCGCGCGGGTGCTGGTGTCGCTCTGGATCATTGTCCGCCCCTCCACCGCTTGCAGCCGAACTCGGCATGGCGGTCAGCGCGGACGCCGCACCGCACACAAGGGTCGCGCAGGGTGCGCCTGCTCTCGACATCGCTTTCTGACATCCTGCGCTTCAACACCCGCTCAGCCTCGGCGGCGAAATTCGATCCATGGCTGCGGGCCAGGCGATTTTCCGAATCAGCAATCGCATTGATGCTGAATATCTGAGCGGCCTGTAGCCTCTGCTCGCGCTCCAGCGCCTCCGCAGCGGCTTCAGCGCGGATCTTAGCGGCCCGCTCGCTCTGGGAAATGATGCGATCCTCGATCGCTGAGATGTCGGGGGAACGGGAGCCACGAATACTCATACTCCGGCCCTCGCTTCTAAAATGGCTCTGGCGAGAGCTTTGGATCCTTGCCGCATATTCTTCAGGCTGTTCCGGCTAACCTCGCAATCGCCTTGCTCGTCGAGCTGCATGTATCTGCCCTTATCGTACTGAACGCGCTCAAACACCGGCTTGCGCTTCGGAACCGGGATCAGAACTGGCATGGTGAAAACCGGCTTGGGCGGTGCGATCAGCTTCGGCTTATCCGGCTCTGGAACGTAGTTGGGGCTGTAAGGGTCGATCTCAGGAGCGTTGAGCAGGTGCTCGACGAGATCGGCCAACTCCGGTTCGTTCAATATCCGCGCTTCGATCGTGCGCGCCGCGTGCATGGCCGTAGTGTGATCGGAGAGGCCGACGAACTGCGCAATCTTTAGCCAAGCCCAAGTTGTCCGCTTATAGATGGCGTAGATGATCGCCTGCCGAGCCCGCGCAACCGCCTTGGTGCGCGTTCGTGACGTGATCTGTGCCCTATTGAGCTTGGTGATCCGCATGGCCTCAACCATGATCCCGTCTGCGATCGGCCGGGTCATGCGGTCATCCCCAGCGGAGCCCGCAGGGTTTCATTGGAGATCCATGGCGGGGTCTTGCCCTCAAGGCTCACTGCATAGTCTAGGATGCCAAGCGCGTCGGCCTCGTCGCTGTTCTTGGGCTTCCATCCGTACTGGCGGCACCGCTCTCCGGCGTAGTCCTTCCAGTCTTTCGTCTTGGTGCCGCGCGGCATCTTTCCGACAAAATGGCGCCGCCAAGAGGTGATGTTCACTGCCTGCACCCGGATCCCCATCGCGTGCCCAAACGAGCAGGCGTGGGCGGCCAGGCCGGACAGGACGCGCAGCGTGTCAGCGTTCGTGTGGCCGGTGAGAGCCATCGCATTGATCGGATCTTCGTAGTAAATGGATTCGAAGCGGCAGAGCGTGGTGCGCAGATCGCGAAGGACACTGTGCAACTTGACGTAGCATCCGCCGTCCGTCGTGTATTCGGAGCCGAGCTGGACCGAGCCATAGCGGGGATTCGCCCAGCCAGCCTCCCAGATAGCCCAGCCGGTTGACCTCTTGGAAAGGTCAAGTGCGATGATTTTTGTCATGTGGAACCCACCCTTGAAGCAGTCTTCATCCTCGGCCCGGCGCCAGGGGAGGGGCGCGCCGGGCTCTGGGGAAGACTGCTTGCTCAGTCTTCCTTCCCCGCTTCATCGGCGGAGGTTTCTTCGGCGGCATCAGCGAGGTCGGTTTCCGATCCATCGCTGAGCGTCACCAATCCAAGTTGCGGCTTGGGCCGGGCGTAGCCGTCATCGGCCTGCATCATGTCGATCATGTCCTTCGGCTCTACCTCGATGCCGAACTCCTTCAGCAAGCCGCCAAGGCAGCGCAGGAAATCGTCGCGCTTGGCCTCTTCCATTTCCGCCAGCTTGAAAGCGAGCTTGGCGGCAGAAGGCTGGATGTTGGCCTGCTTCTTGATCTGCTTGAACGCCGTCGACGCCTCCTGCATCGACTCCCCGGCCTTCGAAACGGCGGGCTTGATGTCATTGAGGAAGAGTTTCTTCGCGAGGCTAAAATCCTTCGCCTTCACCTCGCCCGTATCATCGTCCTTCGGCTTGCGTGCTGCTCGTGCCATTTGCTCGGTCCTTCTTGCTTGAGAAACTGGTTGGTGGGGCGGGGATTAAGGCCGCCGGGGAGGGAGAGGTTTCCCCGGTCCAGTCGGCCCACAAGACGTTGTTGACGCGCCATCCCCGCCTCTTTCGCCGCCACTCCGCGGCGCTGGATTCATGCGCCGGCTGCTGCCGTGCTGCGCTCTGCCTTGATCTCCGCGACAACTTCCTCGCGCGGGCGAAGGGCCGTGTTCTGGAGGTCGAAGATCGTCTTCTTGGTGGAGGTTTCGCGCTTCGCCCGCTTGGCCTCCGTAGACGCGGCCTGGCCCTTGCGGCTGATCGCCTTCAGGTGGTCTTTGCGGCGCCTCTCGGCTTGTTCCAGTTTGGCCAGCTTTGCCTTGGCCGAAAGGTATTCCCGCGAAAGGATTGAGGCATTCGCTTGAATCTCTTCGTGCGCTTCCCATGCGATCCGCGCGCTGTTGCGAGCACCGATCCACGCGATAGTGAGGACCGCCGAAGCGGGGCCGAAAATCGCGGTTGCGATCAGGTAGGGGTCAATCGCCATTCTGCATTCTCCCTTGAAAGGATCAGGCCGCTTTGCCGCTGAGACGGAGCTTGGCGGCGCTGATCTGGGACCGACGCTCCAGAGTGGCAGCGAGCAGCGCGTCGTTTTCCGCTTCGGTGCCGATGAGTTCGATGTCGGTTTCAGCGAATCCGCCGGGCGTGTGCTCCGCGCGGTTCTGGCCGATCCGGTGAATGGCTGCGCCGGCCGCCGGAGCGTGAGCGATGTAAACCGTCACGAGACGCTAATCTCGCTCGCCGGAATCCCGAGCGGGAACACAACGTCGTCAGCGGAGATTTCAAACCCCGCAGCGCGCGCCTTCTCCAGCACGTTCGGCTGTTCCTTTGCCGGAATGCGACCCTCGCTCTTCCAGCTCTGTACGGTGGACGGGGGGCGACCAACGAGAGTTGCCATCGGGCGAATGCCGCCCAAGCGATCGAAAAGTGAGGTTTCACAGGTCATGGACCATGATGTACGATAACGTCGCACAGTCTGCAACGACTAATTCGCACAGACTTTATGCCGCAAATCCGCGATTATCGGGCGTGTCTCAAATCAACGACTCAGTTAGGGCGCTTCGCATGAAGGCGGAGAAGCGCGCCTTCTAATTTTCGTCACCTGATGGTGTACGAAAAAATCGCTTGCGCCGTGCGATAATATCGTACAAACCGTCTCCCATGAGCGAGACGGAACACACCTTCATTGCCCCGCGCGGAATGTACCGCGTCGACGGCATCGCTGCTGTTGATGGCTGGACGCTTTTCCAGAGCGACCAGTTTGACGGTGACGGTTTTCACTACCTCGACTACGCGGCCGTTCGCGGCGGCGAGGTGAGGCAACTGGACGTATCCAGATTCCGCTTCACGCCCTCGCAGGACCGCTTTGCATGGCTGGTCCGCAATGGCTTTCCGCCGCGCCCGTCATTCGGGCCATGGGACGACACCGATATTGAGATGCGGATCGCCGTAGAGGCGGTGGCGGCATGAACCGACTCTCCCGCTTCGACGCCGCCGTCATCGGCCTGATGGTCGGCATGGTCTACGTCGCCTTTGTCGCACAATTCGTGTGGAGGCCGCTGTGAGGTTCCGTTGGCCCGGCGCGCGGATCGCGGTCCCTGTCATCGTCTCGACTGGCAAGGCGCACACGGCGGGCGGCCTTCGGCAGCGCGCGACCATCGTGGATCGCAGCCGCGACATTATCGACCCGGATTGCATCCGTGAGGCGCTTCGGGCGCGGTCGTTGCGGCGGCGCGAGGGTCTGGTTTGGGATGCCTATGCCGGTGACGACCGCGCCCCGTTCGGCTGGGAGAACCGGGCATGATCGGCCCCAAGCATATCCCTTACGGCGACTGGCTCCAGAACTGCTACGACGAGCTGGCGCGGCTGTCGCTCAACGCTGGGAT